ACTATTAAATTTATTTAAAATAGAATTGTAAGTTGCGAGATCTTTTATTTTTATCTGATCAAGTAGTTCTCTGTTGGCACGCCAAAGGAAATCTAGTTTCGCTGTGTGCGGTGCGTAGTGAACTTTCTTAATCAGTTCATTAATTGTACTTTCATCATATCTATTATTGGCTGATGATGTACCTTTAGTATTCATAGGCTGTACTGGAATTTCTAATTCCTCATACTCTTCCTTTGAAGTTATATCTTCAAGAAGAATACCCATGAATGATAAAGCTCGTGTGATTGCAAATGTTTCAGCAATCTCTAAGTAGCCTGGTTTATCTCTGTATTGTTTAGAGTAACCAGTGGCTACAATATGTTCAGGATCTGATTTAGTTATAATACATTTCATTATAACATAACGATCTGAGTGTTCTTGTATTACACAATTGATTCCAAACTCAGTGCCAAATACTTCTCTAAAGTATTTTACTTTAGACCAAGCTGATACTGTTTTCTTTCCATGTTGATTTATGTATGCACCATTGGCTGCACACAATTCATTAACTTGCTTTATTTTTTCTTTCATTGTTTCCTTTAGTTGTTTTTTCTATTGAACATGAATGAGCAAATACTTCTTTTGATTTATAAAAAGTACCATACTTATTCTTGCCACTTGACTTACCTATGTAAGTTATCTTATCAAATAACTTATCACATATTCTTGGAGAATAAGAATCAATTTCATAACCTAAGTTATAGATTGTGCCATTCATCATTATTATCGTAAGAATAATTTTCATCTATTAAAACACTACTGTTACTAGCAGTACGATTGCAATTATAATTAAAGATATTTTTATAAATAATTTTCTAAATTCTTTATCTTCTCTTTCTTTAATTTTACGCATCATAAGATCATGTCTATAACTTTCCATAATCTTATAATGAGTTTTTTTATAAAAATTTATATCCATGATTCTACACATAAGTTTACCATTTATATATTATCCCACAATGAAGCCGCTTTGAGTACGTACTCCTGCTGTACATTTTTCCACATATAACTAGAAAAGTCTGGTGGAGGAATTAACTTTGCCATTTCGTATGGGTTTCCTTTGCACATCACAATTAAATTTTGTCTAATCTTAGCTTTGATTAGATCTTGTTGAATAATAAACTCCATATATTCTGGTGTAAGTAAATCACAATTCTCAGCTGTAAATAAAACATGACTGTCTTGATTAACATAAAGCAAATGAGGAACTTTACCACCAGTCGCTTTCCAATAAAAAGCACATTGGCGTATGTGATTAATATCAGGAGTTTCTTTTGGCAAATAACCTTTGGTCCAGGTAAAACCATTTTTATTACTTGATTTTCTTTTTGATCTATGTTTTGTTTTTAACTCAACAATCTTTCCATTCTTACCTGTCTTATCAAGCTGTTCAAAATCTAATCTGCCAATTTTTTCTAATGCCAAGCCATCAAATTTATAAGTACAATATCTTTCACTTGCTACTTCATTACCAAGATCTAACTCTTTAAGTGAGTTGCAAGTAATTTTTATCATATCAACTAAATAATTTTTTGTATCTTCATGTTCTTCTTTATCTAATTGATTATGTGGTTGGTATTGATCGTAAAGTTTAAGTTCTTCATCTATAATTTGATCAATAGATTTTTTTTCATTTAATAATTTCTTTTCTGCTTCAAACATATACTTAGATAAGTATCGTTGCGAAGCTCTACCTATACTAACTCCAGCATTCATCTTACTTGAGCCATTAAGTAATCTACGATCTTCTTGTGTGAACAAACAATATCTAACAAGAAATTCAGAATCGCTGAGAGCTTCCTGGGATGGAGAACTGTGATCTAAATTTAATTTTTTATAATATTGCAAAGCAATATCTTCATCTATATTTTTTATAGACGCAGTAGAATTGTTCTTTGTTAAATCAATAACCATTTTAAACCTTTCATTGTTTATATAACCAATACATATATTATTAATTGAAGTCAATGTAAAATAAAGATTGACTGTTAATAACTTTTATGGTTATGCTATCTTAACGAAAGGATATAAAATGAAACTTAAACTACAACTAAAAAAACTACTTAAAAAGTATCACAAAACATTTGATTGTTTTGGCAACAGAAGGAAAACTAAATGACACTAAACGAGTACAAGGAAAAGAATAAACTTAGCAATAAAGATCTTGCAAAGCTCATAGGATTAACAGGTAAAAATCCTATCGTATCTGTGATTAGGTATTTAAAGTCAGAGAGAATACCTCATCCTAGATTTATGAAAGTAATAACAGAAAAAACAGGCGTTCAACCTAATAGCTTTTATGAGGAGTGGTATGAAAACCATAAATTTTGATAAAGTTATTATTGAGTGGATGGATATAAATTCTTGTGATGATGCTTGGAATACTGAGGATGAATTAAAAGATTTAATGCCAGCATCATGTACAACTATTGGTTATCTATATGAAGATACACCACACTTTGTAAAAACATTTGCAACATTTAGTTTTAATACTGATGACACAATAGACTTTGGAGACTGTATAGTTATTCCTAAAGGCTGCGTTGTTTCAATTAAGAAATTGGAGAACTAAATGATTGATAAAAGAAAAATGCTTTTAAAAATATTAAAAGTAAAAAGTGATACGCTTAAAATATATAATAAAATACCAGTACCTTTTAATAAAGGTTTAAAACCAAACATGGATATAACTAAACTGTTTGAATATTTTGAAAGGATGAAATGATTGATCAAGAGCTGCACGTTGAGGATGTAATAGAAATTTATGAAGAGAAGATTGTCATACTTAAAAAAGAAATAGACAGACTAAATGAAGAGGTACAAGTTCTTAACATTGAACTAATGAAAAAAAGATCTAAAAAATTTAACGAAAGAAATAATGAAACTAAGAACAGTTTATAAAGTAAAAGAAATAACTTTTAATGATACTAAGCCATTTATATTAAATATACATTACGCAAAAAGAATGCCTAGTATTAGTTATTCTATTGGTTTGTTTTATAAGGAAGTTTTAGTTGGTTGTGTTTGTTATGGCTACCCACCATCAACAGCTTTAAAGATTGGTATAGCAGGTGAACAGTTTAAAAAAAATGTTATTGAATTAAATAGATTAGTATTAAAAAATAATAATAAAAACGAAGCATCTTTTTTAGTTGGAAATTCTTTTAAACTATTACCAAAAAATACAATCATTGTTTCTTATGCAGATATATCACAAAAGCATGTTGGTTATGTTTATCAAGCGACTAATTTTATTTACACAGGATTATCAGCTAAAAGAACTGAATGGCAAATGATCGGTGTTAATAAACACAGTTTTACTATTTGTGAAACCTATTCTTTAAATGAAAGAAAAAAAAATAAAGATAAGTTTAAGTTAATAGATAGACCAAGAAAACATAGATATTTATATTTAATTGGCGATAAAAAATTTAAGAAAAATGTTATTAAGAATTTAAAATATCCAATACTAGATTACCCTAAAACAAATGAGGTTTTAAATGGCAAGATATAATTATTTCGTAAACTGATGGCTAGGTATAACTATTTCGTAGGTGGATTTGGCGACTTCTATTCAGAGTGGCATAGAAATAAATGTAATGATATTGCTTACATAGATATTGATTCAGTTCCTATTTGTATTAACAAACCTTGTTGGAAACCATTAGCAGTTATTGAAACTGTATATGATACTGGTAAGAACTATAAGAAATATACTAATGTTGTAGAAGCCATAGCACAAGGCTTAAATATACCCTGTTTTTTGCTGTATTATAAACCTATACCAGATACGGATAGCCTAGAGTTCAAAGTTCAGCGTCTATACCCCCTTAAAAATGGTTTAAAGGGTACTTTAGAGCCTATCTTAGAAGAAGAATGGTACTATGTTATGTTAGATCTTCAAATTCAACATGATAAAGTGTGTAAATACAAGGTAAAACGCATAAGAAATAATGGCTAAATATACACCACATATTAGAATACCTGTATCTTTGTTTGAGCATCCTAGTTATTTAGGCTTGCCAGAAGGTAAGAAGTTGCAGTGCTTTGCTGTTCTCGCAGTGCTTTTACGCTTTGCAGATAAGAATACTGGTAAATGCCACCCACGTCTTGTTCTTATGGCAGACATGCTTGGCGTTAGCCGCTTGACGATATATCGTTGCATTAATCTTATGATTAAAAATAAAATGGTTATAAAGAAACGCCTAAGATCAACTAATTTATATGTAATTAACCCTATATTTATGATCAATGATATTAAACGAGATGTATCTAATAGAAACATAGATGTATCTAATAGAAACATAGATGTATCTAATAGAAACATAGATGTATCTAATAGAAACATCAATGTATCTAATGGAAAGGTATTAATAGAACCATCTAATATACCATCTAACTATCCATCTAATATAACCAATACAAAGTTAATAAATAAAATAGATGGTATAGTTAATAATACTTCTTTAGATAAACAAAGTAAGATTATTCAACTGGCTAGTCTGACACTGCCAGAACTAAAACAATGTATTAAACAACATCCTCACTATGTACAAAAAGCCATTGAGTATCAAGAACAAGTGGCTCGTGATGCAAGAGCTGTGCCAAAAGATATACTGGACCAAAGATTAACTGCTGCGATGAGAGCCAATGCCAAGAACAGATCAGCAGCTTACAAAGCCAAGGTAGAGTATAATAAAAGAAATGGTATCAAGCCATGGGAGAAAAAATAGTTATGGATACAATTACACTGCGTTCCATTGTAGAAATAACATAAATGTTATGGCAGGATTTAAAAGTAAAAAGATATTTTGTATGGATATGTCAAGATTATCTGGCAAACCTTGTCAAGCAAAAGGGTTTCCAACTAACAAGTTTAATGAGCATGGTTTTCAAGTTTATAAATGTAGGTTTCATGGTGGTCAAAATACAAACTTCTATGGCTTTAGAGATAGAGCTAATAGAGGTGGGTTTAACAAGCCAGGATATACAGATGAGAAGAAGATTAAATCACTTGCAAGTTTAAAACAATTTAGAGATAAGCCTATTGAATATGTCAGACAATATTACGAAAGCAAAGTCAAGCCAAGAATTGATAGTCTTGGAAGATACAGTTCTAAATACAGTTCTAGAGCAGTTATCAGAAGGAAAAACTCTAGCAAGTATAAGGAAGGAAGGGATCTTACCTTGCAACTTGATCAAGTTTTATCAATTCTTAAATCAAGAGGGAAACAAGGAGATCAAAGCCAAGATTGAGGAAGCCAGAAAAATAGGGGTCCAGAATATAGTTGATAAACTTCTAGATATTTACCAAGCCGATATAAACCAAGACACTTTAGATCCAAATCTTATTAGTTGGATAAGAGAAAAAACAAAGTTTATTCAATGGATAGCAGGTAAGACTAGCGATCTATACAGTGATAAAAAAGATCTTACTTTAAATAAAAACACTACAAATAATATTGTTGTAAGTTGGCTTGATAGTCCAGAATTAGAGCAGAAATATACTCAATATGAGAATGTTAAAGAAGATAAAAAAGAAATTATAGATCAATAATTATTTATACTTCCAGACTACAACAAAATACAAAGCCAAGACTAACAAAGCAGCTTCAATAATGCTGTAATCTGAAAGCGTTTCAATCATTTAATTAAGAACAATATACATAATTGCTATAATACCAATCATATTGATAGCTCCTAAAAACAAAGCCAGGATATAATAAAATGTTGTCATTGTGCATGCTCCATTTCATAGTTATCTTCTATTATTTTGTGAGTTAACAACCTTCTATTGTCTAATTCACACTCAATTAAACGTTGATATATAACTTCTTTTATATCTTTAATATGATACGAATTATAAAGATCATATTGATTTAAAAGTTTTTCATCGTTCAATCTTTTTATATGTTCCTGCAATTGTTGGATTGATGTCATTATGCAACCTCCATTTTATTTAACCATTTAATAAAATTCTTTTTATTAAAATGTTTTTCTCTTATGTCTTCAACAAAGCCAAGAGCATTTTCTAATTCAACATTGTCGGAATCTTTTTTTAAAGCATCCTGTATCGCACAATGTATGAATTCTAGTTTTTTATATTCAATATAGTTTTTCATTATGCTACCTCCTGTTGTTTAATTTCTTCTACCTCATCATCTGAAACAGTTTCAGCTATATGAGAGCAATCAACCCAGTCTTTAAATGTGTATAAAATTGGATTGCCATTTTTGTCGCAAACTTCATCTCCATTGTTATCGTATTTTGTAAATACAATTTTATTTATTGTGTAGTCAGTCATATTATAACCCTTTCAGTTGTTATATTTGTATTAAATACTATCATAACCAATATGTCAATATAGTATTTGATCTTATATTTTAAGATCCTATAACCCTAGATAATTCCAGGGTTATAAGTTATTAAAATTCAACTTTAACTATTTTGTCATTTTCATAAATAGGAAATCCATCAACTACTTTAAAATGAGAAATTGATTTTAGATCGCAATATTTATGTAATGATCTTTTACTTGGATTAAAAGTTGGATAGCTGTTTTTAAATATTTTTGAAAAATCTACATACTGTTTTTCAACTGTATTTTTATTAGTCCAGCCTACAACTTCAAAGTATCTATGTAATGTATAACTCATTTATGCAACCTCCTTATTTAATATTTCACCAGTAGCTTCTCTAAACTTCACTTCATCAAAATTAGGATTATCATTTTTTAAGTAATTACATAAACTATTCATAAAAGTACCAGTTGTTATTACATGAGTTATTCCTCTTTTTAAATTAGCCATTGTTCCATTAGTTTTAATAATGTTAGCTAATGCGATGTAGTCTTTTTTTGTCATTGTATTACCTTTCATTGTTTGTTATAATAACCATATAGGCTATAATAATATTAATGTAAATAGTAAAAATAGATAAAAATATTAAGTTATTGAAATTAAAGCGATTTATTTTTAGAGCTATATTTTACGCCAATTAAAAAAGGGAAAGGCAAAAAGAGAAAATTATATAAAAGAGAAATAGCTTTAAACATATCCTGGACATTGGACCAAGTTATAAACAACTAACGATTAGATTGTATTTATAGAATTTAAAAGCAACCAATTAAAAACAATAGACGAAACAAAACTATTAATTGTGTGAGTAAGTTATTAATTAGATAGTGTTAAAAACTTCCTATTTATCAATACATCGCATCGCTTTGCATTGTGTGTATTTGTGGCGGATATGCAACAGTGTGATATTAATGCAACACTATTACACGAATACAACTGTTAATATATTTCCGATAATTAAATGTTATCGGAATAATGCGACAATAGATGATCTATTCCTACGAGCTTGTCTAAATTCCTTAACAACCCATGGCATACCACCCACAGTTGAGCCACCGATTGTAATATATATATACATGGGACTAGAGAACTCACTTTGAGCCACATAGCCTTCCACATACTTGTAGCCATAGTCAGTTCGCAACAGAATCTTCGCCACACACAAAATCGCTAACTCATAATGGGTATATCCCCAAAACAACCCACCACCTTTTCCTTTGCCTGACCAACCTTTTTATATATTAGTAAAACACTACCTATAGTATATGAACAATATTATGCACCAAGATAATGATGACTTTTACGATTCAAATGTAAAAGCAATTGTATTTATAGAAAAAGATAATTCTATAACAGTTAAGTTCACTGGCTTTGAAAGCAAAGAGCATTCAGCCATATTTAGTTCTTGGTTGATGATGCTATTAAATATTGAAAATGCAATTATAAATGATGCAAAATCTAAGGCGATACACTGATGACTACAATAACTGAAACAGTAATTAACAGTGGTACAATTCAATACAAGATTCCATACTACCCAAGAGAAAAGCAAATAGAACTTCATTTCAATATGAAGAAGTTTCGCTGGTCGGTATTAGTCTGCCATAGAAGGTTTGGTAAAACAGTATGTATGATTAATCATCTACTAATGTCAGCACTACGTTCTACTAACAAAGCACCTAGGTATGCCTATATAGCACCCACCTTCAAACAGGCTAAGTCTATTGCTTGGGATTATATGAAACAATACACATCATTAATACCAGGCGTTAAATTTAATGAAACAGAATTACGTTGTGATTTACCTAATGGATCTAGAATAACATTGTTAGGTTCAGAGAACTCAGATGGATTACGAGGTATCTATTTAGATGGTTGCGTTATTGATGAGTATGCAAACGTACAAGGTAAGTTATTTACAGAAATTATTAGACCAGCATTGTCAGATAGAAAAGGATGGTGCGTATTTATTGGAACACCACAAGGAACTAATAATAACTTCTATGAATTATATCAGCATGCACAAGGTGATAAAGAATGGTTTAACTATAAAGCTAAAGCATCTGAAACTAAAATAGTTGATCAAGCCGAATTAGACGCTGCGAAAAAAGTAATGGGTGAAAAGAAATACCTACAAGAATTTGAATGCGATTGGATTGCAAATATAGAAGGTGCTGTTTATGGAGATGTTATAACTAAGATAGAAGATGCTAGGCAGCTGACAAGAGTGCCTTATGATCCATCGTTACCTGTTTCTACTGCGTGGGATTTAGGCGTGTCAGATCATTCAGCAGTTATATTTTTTCAACAAATGGGTAGAGCTATAAACATTATTGATTACTACGAAGAACGTGGTCAAGGATTACCGCATTATATTCAAATGCTACAAAGCAAAGATTATGTTTATAAAGATCATTTTGCACCACATGATATTGAAGTTACTGATTTTGGTAATGGTAAAACAAGACGTGAGGTTGCTTATCAATTAGGTGTTAATTTTAAAGTAGTACCAAAGATTCCTTTTGAAGATGGAATACATGCTACCACAATGTTATTACCTAGATGTTGGATTGATACAGACAGTTGCAAAAAACTTATAGATGCGTTAAGACACTACCATAGGAAGTTTATAGATAAAAACAGAATGTTTAGATCTAAGCCTGTACATGATTGGAGTTCACACGCTTGTGATGCTATGCGTTACCTTGCAGTTGGAATCCAAGAAATAAATACTAGACAATCTGCACCGCAAAGTGTAGCAGATAACGAATATAGGATTTTATAATTATGGGTTTTTTATCACCGAAGATGCCATCGTTGCCACCAGTGCAACCATTGCCAGAACCACCTTCTACTAAACTAAGTGCAGAAGAAGAAAAACGTATTCAAGAAGAACAAGCAGCAATTCAAAGAAGAAGAAAAGGTAGAGCAAGTACAATACTAACATCTCCATTAGTTGATCAAGCAACAACAGAGAAAAAAACTTTATTAGGAATGTAATATGGGTGGTCCAATACCAAATCCTTTTCAATCTAAACCATCTGCTCCTGCACCAACTCCTGCTCCAGTAGCAGCAACAGTATCAGCACCTACAACTGCAGAAGTATCTCAAGCAACAGCAACTGACGCTACAGGAATTAAAAGAAGAAGACGTGGTAGATCTATGACTATATTAACAGGATCTGCAGGCGTTCAAGAAGGAGCAACTTTAGGCTCTCCAACTTTATTAGGATAAACAATGGGTGAAACGGATTTAGTAAAAGATCTCTTAAAGAGATTTGGAAAATTAGTAACACAAAGACAAACGTGGGAATCGCATTGGCAAGAAGTATCAGATTACATGATGCCAAGAAAAGCAGATGTAACTAAAAAAAGATCACAAGGAGATAAACGATCTGAATTAATATTTGATTCATCACCACTCCATGCAGTTGAATTATTATCTGCATCTTTACATGGTATGCTTACTAATCCATCTACACCTTGGTTCTCATTAAAATTTAAAAATATAGATATGGTAGATGAAGATGCAGCAAATGAATGGCTGCAAGATGCTACAGAAAAAATGTATGAAGCATTTAATAGATCTAATTTTCAACAAGAAATATTTGAACTATATCACGATCTAATTACTTTCGGTACAGCAGCAATGTACATTGAAGAAGATGAAGAAGACATAGTAAGATTTTCAACAAGACACATTGGTGAAGTTTACATTTCAGAAAACAATAAAGGAAAAGTAGATACAGTATTTAGAAAATTTAAATTAACAGCTCGTGCTTGTATTCAACAGTTTGGAGAAAAGAATGTTTCTAAAACAACTAGAGGCATTGCATTAAAAGATCCTTATGAAGAAATTACAATTCTTCACGTTGTATATCCAAGAGAGAATTACGATCCTAGAAAAAAAGATAACAAGAATATGCCATTTGCTTCTTGCTATATTGAACCAGAAAACAAACACGAAATATCTCAATCAGGATTTAATGAGTTCCCTTATGTAGTACCACGTTATTTAAAAGCATCATTTGAAATTTATGGAAGATCACCTGCAATGACTGCATTGCCAGATGTAAAGATGTTAAATGAAATGTCTAAGACAACAATCAAAGCAGCTCAGAAACAAGTTGATCCTCCTTTATTAGTTCCTGACGATGGATTTATTTTACCAGTAAGAACAGTACCAGGTGGTTTAAATTTCTATAGAGCAGGAACTAGAGATAGAATTGAACCATTAAATATTGGTGCAAATAATCCATTAGGTTTAAACATGGAAGAGCAAAGAAGAAATGCTATTAGAGATACGTTTTATGTAAATCAATTAATGATGCAGAATGGTCCACAAATGACTGCGACAGAAGTTGTACAACGTAACGAAGAGAAGATGAGATTACTTGGTCCAGTTCTTGGAAGACTGCAGTCTGAATTACTAAGACCAATGATTGATAGAACATTTGCTATTCTACTTAGAAAGAAACTATTTAGACCAGCACCAGAGTTTTTAGCTGGTCAAGATATTCAAATTGAATATGTATCACCACTTGCTAAAGCACAAAGAGCTTCTGAATTACAATCTATTATGAGAGCAATTGAAATATTTGGATCACTTGCACAAGTATCTCCAGTATTTGATCATATCAATATTGATAATCTAGTTACACACTTAGCTGATATTGTTGGAGTTCCTGCTAAAGTATTAAATTCTAAATCAGAAGTTAATGCGATAAGACAACAGAAACAACAACAAGCAGATCAACAAATGCAAATGCAACAGTTACAACAAGTTGCACAAGCTGGTGGACAAATTGCACCACTTGCAAAAGCATTACCTGAGGAGGCTAGAGCTTTAGTAGCACCACAAGAATAACAACTGAAAGGAAAATAAATGGAAGATCAAGTAAATAAATTAAAAGAACATTATAAAATAGTTTTTGAATCTAATGATGGCAAAATTGTCATGTCAGATTTAGAAAAGAGATGCCACTATAATGCTACCACTAATATTAGAGGGGATAGCCATGAAAGTGCATATATGGAGGGACAACGCAGCGTTCTTCTATTTATTAAAAACATGCTGCTAAATG